CCATTCTTTTTCTGTTTTAAACTCGTGTATTTGCATCATACACCTCCTTTTTCTTCGTCGGCATTAGCGACGTGTTCTAGCGCCTTGTCGAGCACTTTTTGATACATATCTTTTGGCATTTCCCAAATGTGATCGATTCCTTTTCTTTGTAAGAAAGATTCGACTTTTGCCTTGTAATCGGGAACCTGATCTAAGAAAAACGAAAGCCCTTTATAGTCGTCTTCAGATATTGTTTCTGACTTTTTAGGTGGTTCTTCGATGATCGGAATCTCTTCTTTGATGTTCGGATCGAGAGAAATCTCACCTTCAACATAGACATTCCCGATTAGATCTGGAAATAGCTGTCTAGCAAGTCGTGAGAGTGCTCGAGCATAGAGCATATCTTGAGTAAAGTTTTGCCAAACGGGATTGCGTGTCAGACCTGCTCTTTGCGCTTCTTCTATAGAAAAAGAGACGCTCCAGCAGTCTTGCGAGTCTTTTCGCTTTCCGTGTAAGATGCAAATCGTGTCATTGCTTTTAGAGTCTCGTGTGATCGAGTGTCCTCTGCTTCTAATGACCGCAGACATCATACGCGATGACATCTCGACCTTACCCTTTACATAATATAAGCCACCTCCAAGAGCTTGAATAGGATCGATTCCTAGACTCTTTGCAGTTGCGATGATCGCAAATATGCCCTCATGGCCGATTTTGGCGTAATGTGGCGTTTTCATCAGTGTAGAGCAGATTTCTTGCATTGATTTGATCTCAGCAAGAATATCTTCATTTGAGCGTACGACGACGCTGTTATTGTCTTTCATCATCTTTATCTCCTTTTTATTTTTGGGTCTTTGTCGGGCATCTTGATGTCATAGATGCCACAGATTTCGTCGAGTGCTTCTTCGAGCACTGGGATATTTCCATAATAATAGATTTGGTTAACAATGGTCTCGATATGAGATCTGCAAGCTTCATATTTTTCGAGTTCTTCAATGGGTACCGTATCGCGATCAATATCTGAATAATCAATTTCATCATAGTACATCATCGTCATCTCCTTAGAGCTTCCGCTCGTTTGTTTGATATCAATATATACACCATAGAGATTAATACTGAAGAAAAAAGAAAGATTTGATAGAAAAAATCGCTCATCTGTCTATGAGAAATCTGGCTGTAAAAAAAAGTTTCCCTCGTAAAGAAAAATTTTACTTTACCTAATCTAATCATTGTTCTTTACTGACCAAAAAGAGAGGAGAAGAGGTAACCACCCCCCTTCTCCTCAGCTACACACGAGTGTAGATGAAACAATCATAGTGTACATAATGAGTAATACACAACATAAATCAATTAAAAAGGGCCAGTTTCCCAGCCCCAAACTTGGAGAAAATGATGAAGAACCCAAACAAAAAGGAGGTAATCCACCATTAACCAACAGTCCTATAAAAGGAGCTGTCTTATGAATAACCACAAAATGGCCGAAGCCATAATGACTATTCGTTATGACAACACTCATAAAAATATGAGGTATCATCAGCAATACAACAAAAAATTGAGGTATCATTAACAATACAACAAAAAATTGAGGTATCGTTATGGAAGATATTAAGAAAAACGATAATTTTGATCAAGAAGATTACAATATACGTGAAGAGAGTTCCCTTCACCATTATCGCACAGAGATCCCCAACATTATCTTGGATATTGGTTTATCTTTAGAAGAAATCGGAGTTTATAATCATCTTAAACGCATCGCTGGCGACAGGGGATTATGCTTTTGTTCGGTGTCTTCGCTTTGCAAAAAAATGAATATTAGCAAGCCGACATTCTTAAAAATTCGTGACTCTCTTCTAAAGAAAAATCTCATTCGAATGCAGCAAAGAATTCAGGATAAGCAATATACGACAACTGTTATAACGATAGTAGATCTCTGGCCTGAGAATATGAAACACTTTTCAAGCAATAAAAATCAGAGGGGGGGTGGTAAAAAAATTTTACCGGGGGTGGTAAAAAATTTTGACCAGGGTGGTAAAAAAATTTTACCCAAAGAAGAACCCATTAAAGAAGATCCTAAAGAAGAAAAGAAGCGCATCCGCGCCACTGGTGAAAAATTTCAACAGGTTAGAGAAAGGGTAAAGATAACGGAAAAGCAACTTCAGACTCTTAAGAAAAAATACTCTCAGGAAGACATCGAGTGGATGTTCGATAAGCTCAATAAGTGGAAAACGGATAAAGATCAAGAGTGCACATCGGACTATGGAGCTATGAACAGTTGGGTTACAAAAGCTCTTAGAAATCATAAGAATAAAATAGCCATCGATTCCAAAGCCAAAGAGACTAATGTCTCAATGGCAAAACGACTGATTTCATATCTTGAACGGATCAACGAGAGAGGAAATCTCAAGATTCTAGAAGATGAGGTTTTCGATTCCGTTCTATCAAAATCATGCTCTTTGACGCATCCATCTTTCAATGCAATCGTGCCTTCCTGGTATGGGTTGGAATGGAGGGAAAAGTGACTTTTCAGAAAAAAGACTCAGACAAAAAAGAGCATCGATGGGATTGGATCGAAGCAAATCGTCCAATAGCTAAAAAATTTGCTCAGGAACGCTGTCCATACAAGAGGCTTCATGCAAAGATTGATGAGTGGCTTGAGAGCGGAAGGATAAAGATAGAGGACATTCCCAAGCATTACAATCAATACGATCATTCGATCGTAAAGATTGATGCAAGGGATACGCATATCGAATTCACCATCTTGTGGGCAAAGAAAGGGTCGCGTGGAACTCAGTGCCTGCCGTTGCAATATGAAGTTGAGCCAACGGAGTTCATCGCACTGATGGAAAGAGCGCTTGCCCGATGCGAACAATTGATTGGAGTCAAAGATCGATGAGAAGGCTTCTAATTTGCCCTAGAATCGATTATTTACATGTTGGAGCTATGGATAGACGTTTCGAAAAAGAAAGTTGATTCTAGCCATTCTTTCTGAATCCATTGATGAAATTCTTGTCATAATGTTGACTTAAAATATTAATCTGATAAAATAATCTTTTGCAAGAGAGGCATCATGGCTTTGCGGTATCTTGAAAGAGAACTTGACGTAGTCTTTGTCGACATCGATGAGATGGATTTTCCCGCTTTTATAAGAAGTTCAAGGCTGTCTTTAGGTATTACTCAACGCAAAGCTGCTGAGTTCTTATGTATCACGCCGACACGACTGTCACGACTCGAATTTGGCCAATTCAAACACATGCCCCATGACTTTGAGATCAGCGCATTTTCAAAACTTTTCGATATAAAATATTCAATCCTATGGGAAAAAGCTTATGATTTCGTGGATAAAGCTCGTCGCGATCGGGTATCAACCAAATACGAAGAAGACTTTTCCGAACGTTTGCACAAGATGCGAGCGAACTTTAGATAAGAAGGACTTTTATTTTGACCGCAATGGCAAACGATGCGCTTTTTGTAGAGATTGTATGAAAGGATATAACAGAAATCGATATAAAAAATTCATGTTGCGCATAAAAGCGCGGGATCGTTGGTGATGAAAACATATCATATCAAGCACTCTCATGAACCGATTGCTAAAAAAAGACACAGGGCTGGAAGGTGGGGTAGCTACGACCCACAACATAAAGAAAAAATAAATGCGAAGATCGAATGTATGGAACAATGTCGCTCACAAGGCCTTTTAACGCCTCTTAAGTCACCAATCTCTGTTTTTATGACCGCCCACTGCCCAATCCCAAAATCGTGGTCAAAAAAGAAAAAGAGAGATGCGCTGCAATCTCACGTTCATATACCTTCTAGAAAAGATATCGACAATGTCCAAAAGTTTTATTTCGACGTCATGAACGAAATCGTTTTTCATGATGACTCGCAAATCGTCACGGTCTTTGCACAAAAGATATATTCTGATAAACCTTGTGTCGATGTTTACATTACCTCTTTGGAGGATGATATGATTACAGAACACGCATTGACGATAAAAGAAAAGATCACAATGCAAGATCTCGACTATCTCGTAAAAAAAGCCAACCGCCTAGGAATGGCTTCGCGGCAGATCGTTCGCGTCTATCAAGAAGAAGATGCTGAAGGTTGTCACGTCTATTATGTCGTAGATACTATGATTGAGGAAAAAAAAGATGTGTGAAGAAGAATATAAACAGGTCGAGGTAACTTATCGTTTTTATATGCCAGACAATAAAAATGATCTCATCGTATTTCAGAATGCAGAAGAGTATTATAATGCATTATATAAGATTTATGAAGAGGCGAGAAAAATCTGGAAATATGAAGATGACGAGACAGATCAAAAGCTCGTCGAATTTGCTGAGATGATAAGCGCGATCGCAACAGATACAGGAATTTTGGAGATATGATGGATTATATGAACTGCTCAACTTGTCAAGCGCTCGTGCAACTCAACGCCACGGGTATATGTCTAGGCTGCCAAATGGGTTTCATATCACCTATGGACGAAGAGATTTATAAATCCCCACAACAAAAAAAAATGGAAGCCCTAGAAACAAGAAAAAAAGAGGTGGAAGATGCCATTAGTGAAGGGGAAGAGCAAAAAAGCGGTGAGCGAAAATATACGCAGAGAAATGCACGCAGGAAAACCGCAGAAACAGGCGATAGCGATCGCTCTAAGCGTAGCAGGAAAAGCAAAAAAGAAAAAAAAGAAATAGCAGAATGACTCTTCCGATAGAATGTCCGCATTGCCATGTTCACCTTGATGAAGGAGATGTTTTGGAATATTATATCACAGAAGGCTATGAAAAATGTATTGCCGAAGAGTTGGCTAAAAGTCACGGATATACAAAAGATAAACCGCTGCGATTTACAAAAGCAATAGCAGAATTTGACGTGGTAGAAGAAAAACTCGGTTATCATTACAAATGCCCAAACTGCCAAGAAATATTAAGAGAACATAAATGTTAGAATGCATCCACTTCAGTCCAGTCAATAAAAATACATGTGTCGGTATGGCAACAATTTATATTCCAAACTGGCATCTTGAAATATCTGGCATATCTTTACATGAAAAAAACGACAAGCGTTGGATATCGCTTCCAGCACGCAAATATGAAAAAGATGGAGAAACGAAATATTCACCATACATCCGATTCAAAGACAAAGATATTCATAACAGATTTTGTGAAGCTGTAAAAAAAGCTATCGATCAAAAAATGAACGAATCGAATGATGATTCTTATAATTTTGAAGACCCAAATATAGAATTTTAAAAAAAAGGAGAAAAAATGAACTTCAAAGTCAGGATGTTTTATACAGACGAAAAAGTTATCGAACTCGAGCTTCCAGAAGATCAAATCCCGAAATTTTGCGAAGCTCTGAAAAACAATAACGAGTTTTGGGATGAATCGAAAAGTATCGCTTTTTGGACGCCTTCCCATTCTCTGCGATATGTCAACCTATTCAAAATACCAGAAGAGAAAAAAGAAGAAGAACAAAAAGATGTAGTAGTAGAAGAAGAAGTCAAAGAGTAGCTTCGGCTTCATCGCTTAGAGCGTGGCCAATGAAGCGAAATCATCAACGCTAGAAGCTTGTCACGGCTTCTAGCTTTTTCTTTTCCTTTCAATAATAATGATTTTATTTGCTCTTTTCGCCATTTGTTTACGATCATCGAGCTTTTGTAAAATGATGTTGGCAAACTTTTCAGCATCTTCAAGTTTTTTGAAGTTCATGCTAATGCTTTTAAAACCGCGGCGACGAACTCGCACCCGCCACCGCTTCGTGTCTTCCATCCAATATACGCACTTCATCAATGCCTCGTCACTGCAAAAACCAGCTCTTTAACATCGTCTTTTGAATGTGGAGATGTTTCGCCAAGGCCATCAAAAATTATTTCTGTAAGAGTTTCAAGATGTTCCCAACACATATCACTATAGTAATCTTTATCAAAAAATTCGTTCGACATCTCTGCATCTCTACTGACTCTATAACAAACCTCGTCATCATGCTCATATAGATACTCGAGGCTTTCATAGATGAACTCTTTGATTTTATCATTTTGTAAATCGCTCATAATGTTTCTCCAAGTTTTGTTTTTGTATTTAAAATTCGCCCGCTTTCACTTCTTTGATTACCCACTTTATCCCACTCATAGCCTTGCGATGGGCTTTGATCTTTTGCAAGGTTTTTATCTGATATTCGGTGAGACGGTCCTTGTGCTCTGCAAAAAAATTATCAATTTTAGCTTGGTCGCACCCATTTCCGTAATCGTTAAATTCAACCGTAACATGATCAACGTAGCCGTTATCAGTTATGTACATGATCTTTATTGGGCTATATGTTCCTTTTTTTGGCTTGCACCAGTAGCCCGTTTTTGGGTCTAGTGTTTGACTGCAAAAACGCTGCCCCCCTGTGCTTTTATCTTGTGTCTCTATCCAATAACGCTTCTTCGTCCTTAGCCGGAACCCCCAAGGATAATCCTCAACAAGGTATGATTTTTCTTCGCTTGTATAATTGTATAGATATTCTTTAACTTTATCTTTCATATCATTTCTCCAAGTTTTGGTTTGTTTTTAAAGTGCTGACGGATTAACACCCACCAGAACTTCATAGTTCATTTATTTATTTAGAAAGTGGTATACTTCAGTAAAGATCTTCCTTATCACCATATCCTGTGCCGCTTCCACAGATTTTTTTAGAGACGAAAAGCCATCTGTTTTAATAGCATCACTGATATACTTTTCTGTATATGCATCTTTTGCCCAATCCAATAAACTTTCTTTTGTTTCTAGCCCCAACACACCTTTCAGTATAAACTCGAGCCGCGTATAAGGATCATCGTGGTTTTCGAGTGTAAGATATTGAAAAGCTTCAACAATTCTCTGTGCAATCCACTTTACGCGTACACCATCGCTGACTTTATTGAAAATGCTATGTACAAATTCTTTTAAGTGAACTGGTGCTCGATAAGATAAAATCGAAAAATTCTTTTTATCAGAAAAGACATCGCGATTCATAAAAAATATTCTATAATCATATGATTTTGACGTTCGTATTTCAAAAATGTCATACTTGCTATAATTTCCCCTTTCTATGCACTCGCTCCACCAGGTTTTTGCAGCGAAAAGAAGCTTTTTTTCATAGTCTTCATCTCTATAAATCTCACGAACACATATACTTCCTTTATAGTATGCAATATGCACACAGACTTGCGCTTTTGAAATCGCGAGCTTCCACAAAATTTTTCTTGATAACGCAAGAGTGCAGCGATCGTTTTGAGCAGCTTTAAACGCATCATCATCTTCAGAAATTTCTAAGATTTTTGTGCCATCTTTTGATATGCCGTGAATGTACGCTAGCCGAAAATCTTCTGACATCAACGCAGCTTGATAGTCTGCAGTCTCAGACCAGAGCATGCCCGTTCGCAGCAACTCGCAGCGCTCATGTTCGTCTTTGTACGAGTCGCCGACAACTTTTCCCAGTTTTTGATCCTGCACATCATGACCCGCGCGATAGCGTGAGAGCTGCACGAGATCGTGCTCAGTTAAAAAATTTCTAATAAAAGTTTTATCATCTAATTTTTTAAGATTGTGTTTCATATCATTTCTCCAAGTTTTTGTTGTTTTACGAGAGGTTATTCTCTCAAAAGTTGACCCTATTTTGTCCAACTTCCGTATTTAATGCAACTAGGAAAAATTCTTTTAATTTAATTCGTTGATGTGTAACATATTAAAGTGAAATTAAAATAAGGACTTTATGATGGATAAAATAAAATGGTCTTATGAAAAACGTTCTATCTCAACGCTGAGCGAAAATCCTTCGAATCCACGACAGATATCTAAACAAAATGCAAGAGAACTAAAAAAATCTTTATCACAATTCGGTCTCTGTCAGCCTATCGTCATTCAACCTCACGGCAAAGTCATCGGAGGTCACCAGCGTCTCAGACTACTAATAGAACAGGGTATAGAAGAGGTCGAGGTTGCGGTACCATCGCGTGCACTATCACAAGATGAAGAAAACGAACTCACGATAAGACTCAATAAAAATACAGGAGAATGGGATTTCGATATACTAGCGAATTGGTGGGATACAAGTGACCTCATCGACTGGGGCTTCTCACTAGAAGATTTTGATATCAAAGATGAAGAAGATGAAGAAAAAGCAAAACCTAAATCGTTCAAAATTACAATTCAGTTTGACAATGAAGACGATCTACGGCATATAGAGAAAGAGCTTAAAACAATTATGAGCCTGTTTCCAACAGCAACGATGAAAGCAAAGGTGAAATGATATGAGAGTACACCCAAAACCAACCGGCTTATTGAAAAGAAAGCGCACGAGCAAAAACGGAATATTGACGGGTAAAAAGCCAATCGAGATAAACTGGAAGCTCGTCGAGAATTATCTCATCGCTGGATGTAGCGGAAGAGAGATAGCACCAAACCTTGGAATTCATGAAGATACGCTCTTTCGCGCATGTGAAGAAACGTTCGATATGCACTGGTCAGACTACGCAGCTAGTAAAAGAAGAAAAGGCAATAGTTTATTACATGCAAAACAATTTGATGTTGCTAATAAAGGAAATGTTTCAATGTTAATTTGGTTAGGTAAACAAAGATTGAAACAAAAAGAAAATCCAACTACTGAAAATTCTTTCGACGGCAAGCTCGGTGAACTTCTCGATCTGCTCAAAGCCAAAAAAAGAGAAAATCCAGCTGATGAGATAGAGGCGATATCAGAAACCTAGGAAGAGAGGGTATATGGCAAGTCCGAGTGTAAACGTTAATCCAGCAGCTAGGGATATAAGAATTAGCTTTGCAGATTCTTGCAACTGCTGTTGGTCGTGCTGTCCGATCGCGAAGCCTAGCGATAAGACGCGGGTTTATATCAACCACGATCATGAAGTCGAGAGGTTCGACCAGAAGAAGGGCCATAACGGTGATGAAACCGTAAAGAGCTATACGCGTCTGGAAGCATTTCTAAGAACGGAAGTGGCATATCTCCTGACGCAAAAGCGTGGCGATTATCACTATGACCAGTATATGACGACAGCCATCGACAGGGTTGTGAAAGAGGTCGGGGAAGTAGCGGAGATCGAGTTCTCAAAGCCTTCAATTCCGCTGACATTCGGCAATGTGCGTCGTATCAATGCACTTCTGAAGCGCATCATCGAGCGTAATATCCAGCGTTATGAAGAGGACAAGGTATTTGATGAAGATATGTCAAGAGCCAGAGAGGATTTCGTATGAAAAAATTGTGTATTTTCGTAGTCGTGTTAATTTTGATGGTATCGTGTTCGATGCTGAAGTTCTGTAAGAATCCACTTCTAAAAGAGATAGGCGAATCTTATAAAGATGACAACCTTGCCGAAGAGCTATGCGAAGAAAAGATCGAACAGTGGACGGGTCTCGATATCGATCTCAGTCCGATGACGCCAGAAGAGAGATGAGAAAGCAAATCGCGACTGACGATCAAAAGCTCTTATCGTAAATACCCAAAATGCCCCACGCATCGAGATTAACCATTTGCTCGCCAATAATCATAAATCCACCAAACAAATAAAAGATACATAGGAAAAACAGCTATTCCAGTTCTCCAGCCGTATGTACAAAACATTGAACCGATATAAGATATCATACATGCGATCCAAATGTAAGTTCCAAAACGACCGTTTTTTTTAAAAAGAAAGCAAATGCCAGCTGCTGCAAGTGACGCTGTTGAATAGTCTAACATTTTAATAATCATATCCATAAATAAGCTTCCCCAAGTTTTTACTCAGGTATTCTATCAATTAGCCCAATAGAAAACAACTTTTGAGTGATGAGCTCAATAGCCCGATTGCTTCTAAATACTTCCGATGAATACACCATAACGGAATTCGTTGAATCGATAAAATCCCAATCTTTTCCCATTTCTCTGAATAGCTCCATGATTTTCTTGCGGTAGAGTATATCTGAGTCTCTTGCGCTATCGATATAGTAGTCATCATCGGCATCGTCAGGCTCTACGATTACATGGAGGTCATATTCTTTATTCGCCCACATGTAGGCTAGTTTTTTGCATACATCATAGTACTGGTTTGGGGTATTTCTTTCTTGAAAGTAGACGATTCCATCTAAGACGCCACGATCCATTACAATTGCTTCATAGCCCTCTGCTTGGGCTTGTAATTCTGATAGAGTCGTGGTATGCAATATCCATAGCTCTGTTTCAAGTGTCGCACCTTTGTTGATAGGAAAGGGGCAGGCCCTAGCGTTTTCTGCTAGAACCTTAACATTTTTCTTACAAATCTTGAGCAAGTTAGCGATCTGAAAGCATAGCGTTGACTTTCCGCAGGCATGAGTTCCCATTACGTTGATTTTGATCATTTCTTTTCACTCCATTCTAGAATTCCCCAAACGCATAGACCAAAATAGGCCGCGAAAAGCGTTCCAGAAGCCCATTCATGAATGTGGAAGAAATAGACGACCCAGCAGACATTGCTGACTGCCCAAATCCACTGGCCCTTCACGGACTTTTTAATGACGAAAACATTTCCCAGGAGGCTGAGAGCCGTGAAGAGCCAGCTTATATTCTGTAAAATAAAATCTTTCATAAGATACCTTTGATTGTGAAAAACATTGTGATATTATAAAACTTGGAATAGATTGCAAGTGATTTAATAGGTAATGAATGGCGATAACAGAGCTTAGCGATAAACAAATCGAGTCATTTCAAGACTCGACTGCACGGATCAACATCTTTGAGGGGCCTGTCAGGGCGGGAAAATCGTTCATTGCGCTAATCAGGTGGTTGGAGTTTTGTAGAAGCGGACCCAAGGGTCCACTTATTATATGTGGAAAGACGGATAAGACGATCAAGCGCAACATCATTACGCCATTGCAAGAGCTTGTCGGTTCTGCTGTCCAGTACTCTTCTGGCAAAGGAGAGGTTTATCTATATAATAGGGTGATGAACGTCGTTGGCGCGAATGATGATCGAGCAGAGCAAAAGATACGCGGTTCTGAATATGCCGGAGCGTTGATTGACGAGGCAACGTTGATTCCTGAGAGCTTCTTTAAAATGCTACTATCGCGTCTTTCTGTGGAAGGGGCGCAACTATTTTGCTCTACGAACCCCGACAGTCCATATCATTGGCTGAAGCGTGATTTTATGGACCGTCGTCATGAATTAGATTTGAAAGTCTTTTCATATAGCATCCACGACAACCCTTCTCTGAGCGAAAAATACATTGCCGATCTATCTGCGGAGTACCAAGGCTTGTGGTACAAGAGATATATCCTTGGCGATTGGGTTCTTGCAGACGGCGCGGTATACGATTTTTTCGATGACAAGATCCATGTGATCAAGGCTCCTGCAATGCCTGCTGACTATTATATCGTAGGGATCGACTATGGCACGACGAATCCGACTGTATTTTCTCTGATTGGCTACAATCCTGGATGCTATCCGAATATGTGGCTGGAAAAAGAATATTTCTATGACTCTCAAAAGACGATGAAACACAAAAGTGACTATGAGTACGCTTTGGACTTGATTGAGTTTGTGAAGGGATACAATGTGAAGAGAATCTACGTAGACCCGTCTGCAGCATCTTTCAAGCAAGAATTGCGTCGTAATGGGATCTATAATGTCTTGGATGCAAAGAACGATGTATTGCCGGGAATAAGGTTTCAGGCACAATTATTATCAAATGGAACATATAAAATTTGCGAAAATTGTGTAGAAACATTAAAAGAATATAGAAATTATTTGTGGGATTCTAAAGCATCGGAAAGGGGAAAAGATGAACCGATTAAAAAAAACGATCACAGCATGGATGCGCAACGCTATGCTCTCTACAGTCACTTTTTTAACAAAAACATTCGAGAAAGTTTTACCGAAGAAGACGCAGAAGCCTTAGAAAGGCTATATAGATAATAAATCCTCGAAAGAGGTTGAAAAAGGCTCTTAACCACCCTAGCAATAGGAAGAGTCGCTACACACGAGGGCTTTCAATGAGTGATGATTCAATAGTCAATGAGTATAATGAACTTTATGATGATGCTTATTATTCTTGGAATCCGTTTTATCCATTAGCGGA